ATGGGAGCACCTAAGAACCCACGCCTCAAATCGCCTTCTAAAACAGGCCGTGGTATCCATCCCCAGAAGGCACCCAAGAACAACTATTTCTCGACACTCATGCAGACCCCAGAGGGTCGAGAGCTAAGACGACAGTGGTCGCTGAAGAAGCGAAAGAACGCTGGTCGTCCTAAAGGTACGCCCGATGGTCTTCGGAAAGAGCAAGCCGATGCTATGAGGGCTAAGATTAAAAAGGAAGCAGTAAAGGTGGTAGAAATCATGGCTGAAAAAGCTGGAATAGAAGACGAATATGCAAAGGAAGCTCTAGGCACTGCCGTAGAGGTCATGCGTATGCAAGGCGAAACCCGTGAACGTCTGTCAGCCGCACGGCTGATCTTAGACTTCACCAAGCAGAAGCCTGTGGCTAAGTCGGAAGTAGCTGTGGCGAAAGCCGAGGACTTCTTGGCATCGTTGTTAGCTGAAGAAGAAGATGCACCCGAAGCTAAAAGCAGTTCGTAAGCGTCTACTCACCGACTTTCCTTTTTATGCAAAATCCGCACTAAAGATCAGAACAAAAGCAGGCGACATTGCTCCACTAAAGTTGAACCCTGCACAACAAATCCTCGACAAAGCAGTACAACAGCAACTTGATGCCGAAGGCAAGATTAGGGTCATTATCCTAAAAGCTAGGCAGCAAGGACTAAGTACCTACACGGGCGGTTACTTATATTACGCTGTGTCACAACAAAAAGCCCGTAAAGCTATGGTGATTACACACCATGCGGATAGTACCAGAGCTTTGTTTGATATGACGAAGCGACTGCACGAACACTGTCCACCGATCTTGAAACCTCATACGAAGTACAGCAGTAGAAGGGAATTATCATTTGATGTCCTTGACTCAAGCTATGTCGTTGCCACAGCGGGTGGTGACTCAGTTGGTAGGGGTGAAACGCTCACCCACGCGCACTGTAGTGAGATGGGCTTCTGGCCTAAATCAACGGCTCAAGACATATGGAATGGTCTGGCACAGGCTGTCCCGAATACTGCTGGCACTGCTATCTTTATCGAAAGTACGGCAAACGGTGTAACGGGTATTTACCATGAACTCTGGAAAGGCGCGGTAGAAGGCACTAACGGTTTTGTACCTGTCTTTATCCCTTGGTATGTCGATCCGACATATGCAGAGGACGTACCAGAGAACTTTGAGCAAACACCAGAGGAGAAAGAGCTGGTCGAGTTATACGACCTGTCTGATGCTCAACTGATGTTTCGCCGCCGTAAGATCGCTCAGAACGGCATAGAATTATTCAAGCAAGAATATCCTGCCGAGCCTTCTGAAGCCTTCCTTACCACTGGACGCCCTGTGTTTAACCCAGAGCAACTACAAAAGAGACTGGGTAAGACACAGGATGTCAAAGAACGATTGGCCTTAGAAGGCGATGAGTTCTTACCGAACATACGCGGAGAGCTGACTACTTACTACGAACATGATGAGGGTATGCAATATGTCATTGGGGCAGATAGCTCTATGGGTATCAGAAATGGAGACTACTCAGTTGCACAAGTGCTCGACAGCAAGAAGAGGCAAGTCGCAACATGGCGTGGTCATGTCCACCCTGATTACTTTGCGGAAGTTTTGTATGCGCTAGGTGAGTTCTACAACGAGGCATTTATTATCGTCGAGAACAACAGCCACGGCATACTGACTTGTACAAGGCTAGGCAAAGACTTTGCTTACCCGAACTTTTACACAGAAGTTCACGTTGATAAGCTCACTGACCGTGAAACCATCAAGCTAGGCTTCACAACCACATCGAAAACTAAACCTCTCATTATTGACCAACTCCGAGCATCGATGCGCGAAGAAGAGGTCGAACTAAATGATAAGACAACAATCCGAGAAATGATGACTTACATCGTTACCGAAAGCGGCGCGATGGAAGCTGAACCCTCTTGTTTTGATGACTGTGTAATGAGCCTTGCATTGGCGAACCATGTCCACGAAGGCGCATGGGAACCTGTGGAGACACCTAATGAATTATACGTTGAAATGGTCTAAAACATGGCAAAAGTAGAAGATTACGAAAAGCTAGAAGATGATGAAATCGTTGCTATCCTAGATACCAACATTCGGCAATCAATCGGCTATTACGACAGCGACCTTGCAAGAGAACGCAAGAAAGTCACTGATTACTACAACGCCACGCTTCCAAAGCCAGCGCATGATGGCAACAGCCGTTATGTCAGCCAAGATGTATATGACAGCGTTGAGTCAATGAAGGCTGCACTGCTAGAGACTTTCTCTAGTGGCAACAAGATCGTTAAGTTTGCTCCGCAAGGGCCAGACGATGTGGTTCTTGCTGACGTATGTAGTGCCTACACTGATTATGTCTTGTTTAGGCAAAACGATGGTTTTGGTGTGTTTCGGTCAGTTATTCACGATGGCCTTGTTGCACGTTGCGGCATAGCCAAAGTGTTCTGGCAGGAGATGTTTGAAGACGACATCAAAGAGTTCAATCAGCTAACACAAGATGAGCTAGACATGGTTCTAGCTGAAGATGAAGTAGAGCTGGTCGAGAGCAACGAAGACGAAAACGGTCTTTTGTCTGGTCTTATCTCTACACCAAGAGATGTCAGCAAAGTCTGTATTGAGCCTGTACCGCCAGAAGAGTTCTTGATTGAAAGCCAAGCTGTAAGCCTAGACACCGTAAACTTTGTGGCCCACAGAAGCCGTAAGACACTCAGTGAGCTGCGTGAGATGGGCTTTAGTGAGAAGAAGCTGTCGAAGATCGGTGACGCACATGAAGATGTAGAGCTAGAGACAGACGCTGAGATCCTTGCACGACATAACGACATCGGGGCTGACAGAGGACACAACGCTCACGGCTACCAAGACCAAATCCGCAATATCATGGTCTACGAAGCCTACATTAACATCGACATCGAAGGCACAGGCATTGCAAAGCTGCACCGCATACTAAAAGCAGGAAACGTACTGCTTGAAGTAGACGAAGTGAAGCGCATACCGTTTGTTACATTCTCGCCTCTTCCTATTCCACATGCGTTCTACGGTAGCAACTTTGCTGAAAAGCTGATTGCCACACAGAACGCTAGAACGATCCTTACACGGTCTATCCTTGATCACGCTATGATCACCAACAACCCACGTTATATGGTTGTCAAAGGTGGTCTGACTAATCCGCGTGAGCTTATAGACAACAGAGTGGGCGGCCTAGTAAATGTGAGTAGACCCGATGCTATCTCACCAATGCCACAGGCATCATTGAACCCGTTTGTATTCCAGACGCTTCAGCTCTTAGATGAAGACAAAGAAGACAACACAGGCGTATCTCGCTTGTCACAAGGGTTGAACAAGGATGCCATAAGCCACCAAAACAGTGCCGCAATGGTCGAGCAACTGGCTACCATGTCACAGCAGAGACAAAAGATCATTGCTCGTAACTTTGCCAACCAGTTCGTAAAGCCGTTGTTCCACATGGCGTACCAGATCTGTGTCGAGAACGAAGATCAGCAGAAGATCATCGACATTGCTGGTGAATATGTGCAAGTAGATCCTTCACGTTGGGAAGACAAACGTGATGTGACAGTGCAACTGCACCTTGGATACGGAGAACAAGAAGCAGAGAGCCAGAAGCGTATGGCTATACATACTCTGTTCTCACAAGATCCAATCCTGTCATCAATGTACTTACCTCAGAACGCATATGCTCTGACCAAAGATACATTAGAAAGATCGGGCATCCTCAATGTTGCCGACTACTTGACACCACCTGATCAAATACCGCCGCCACCGCCTGATCCTGCACAAGAGATGCAGATGCAGATGGCTGCGAAACAGATTGAACTACAAGAGCGTCAGACTGCCGTTGCAGAAGCAAAGGCACAGGTCGATGCACAAGTTCAACAGATGAAGCTACAGCTTGAGAAGATGAAGGCTGAAGCTCAACACGCTCTACAGAGCGACAATCAAGACCTCAAAGAACAGCAGTTTAAGTTCAAGCAGTTCATCGACTCAAATGAGCTGGAGATCCTACGCACTGCCGAAGATCTGAGAGGTATAGCCAGCCCGACAGGGTAATAGGAGAGTGAAGTGCAGACCAACGAAGAAGAGCAGTTAATCCGTCAAGGAGAAAACGCCGAGAACCTATTAGGCATCGAAGCGTTCTCTGAAACGATTGACAAAATGGTGCATCAAACATTCCAGAACTTTGTGAACTCTAAGTCAGAGGAAACAGAGGTCAGGGAGCGTACATATGCCCATTACCGAGCCTTGGTAGACATCGTACAGACCTTGCAACAGCAAGTATCAGTAAAGAACGAGATCTTAGCCAAGTATGAACGTGACAACAACAAAGAGGGTGAATAGCACCATGTCAGACGTGCAAGAAACCAACTTAAATGAGGGCAAGCCCCTCGATATCGAAGATGCCATCCTTGCTAAATGGGACGACGCTGAAGAGCTATCAGAAGATGAGGCAGAGGCAACTCAAGATGATCCAAATGAAGAGACAGAGGATGTTCTTGAGGAAGAAGAGATAGAAGACGCCACCGAAAGTGAAGATGAAGAAACAGACCCAGACGAAGAAGAGGAAACCGACGAAGATGAAGCTGATGATTCAGAAGATGACGAAGATGGCGAAGAAGCCGCTACGGTGTCTGACGAAACTGAAGTGGAAGTTTTCGTCAATGGTGAATCAAAGATGGTATCTGTTGCGTCACTTAAACGATTGGCTGGTCAAGAAGCTAGTCTCACTCAAAAGTCTCAGCAAGTTGCTGAACAGCGAAAAGAAGCTGAAACAGCTATTGAAAAGAACCACATCGTTATCCAGAAGATGTTGCAACGTGCTCATGAGAAGCTCAAGCCTTACGCTGAAGTGGATATGCTCGTTGCCAGCAAAACTATGGAAACGGAAGACTTTGCACAACTTAGGAAAGAAGCAGCAGCCGCGCAAGACGAGGTGAAGTTTCTGGAACAAGAAGCAGATGCTTTTTATAAAGACTTGAAAGAACAGAACACACAGCAGCAGCAGAAAGCAGCTCAAGAGTGTGTAAAGATCTTACAAGAAGACTTACCTGATTGGAGCAACAAGCTCTATGACGACATAAGAAGCTATGCAGTCTCTCAAGGCTTACCAAAAGAGGCTGTCGATCAGTACGTCGATCCAAATGTTATCAAGTTGATTAACAAGGCTCGACTATACGATGGCGGCAAACAGGTAGCTTTGACTAAGAAGAAAAAGACTGCTGCCAAAGCAAAGGTTCTTAGAACTAAGAAATCACCTGACAAGAACGCATCATCCAAGGCTACGGCTGAGAAAGCTAGGCAAAAGATGGTCGCTAATGGTGGGCGAGACTTAGATGATATAGCTGCTGCAATTCTTGGAAACTGGGAAGTAGAAAACCCATAAGTAACTGAAAAGGAACAATAAAGTGGCCATATATAAGACCTACGAACAAATTGGCTTAGCTGAAGATGTATCAAACATCATTAGCGACATCACTCCAACCGATACACCTATGTACAGCATGATCAAAGCAGAGAAAGTTCATGCTCGTCAGTATCAATACATGACGGATACTCTTGCCAGCCCGTCCTCAAACGCGCAGCTTGAGGGCTTCACAGCATCTGCTGGCACAGCCATCCCAACAGTGATGATCACTGGGAACACACAGATCCTACAAAAGACTTTCCAAGTTTCAGCCACCGCTGATGCTGTAAAGGCTTACGGTAGGGCTAAAGAGACTGCATACCAACTGTCTAAGGCATTGAAAGAAATCAAAAAAGACGTAGAATTTGCGTTTGTTGGTGCTTCCAATGCAACAGCGGCTGGTAACGCCACAACGGCTCGTGAAATGGCATCTGCTGATCAACTGATCGACGCATCAGTTTCGACAGATCAAGGAGCAAACGCCACAGATGCCCTCACAGAAGCCCAGATGCTTGTAAACATGCAAGCTGTCTATGAGGCAGGTGGTGAGCCTTCAGTCATCATGTGTAAGCCCGCAGATTCCTTGATCATTTCGTCTTTCACGGGCAGTGCGGGTCGTTCACGCGAGTTCAACGACGGAACTACAACACTCACAAATTCCGTGAATCTGTACGTTTCGCCCTTCGGTGAATATAGAGTCCATCTTAACCGCCACCAAATGTCTACACACATGTTCTTGTTAGATCCATCAATGTGGCGCACAGCGGTACTACGTCCGTTCAAGCGTACACTGTTGGCAAAGACAGGCGACTCTGACACCCATATGGTTGTCGGGGAACTCGGCCTTATGCACAAGAACCCGAAAGGCTCTGGTCAGATTACTGGTCTTAGCTAAGTAGCAGCAAATAGGAGTGAGGGGAGCACGGCGTGGCTTTTGCTCTCCTTTCCACGTTGCCCCTCACGCCTAACACAAGCCCTCAGAGAAAACTCTGGGGGCTTTTTCTATTCCAAGGAGAAACAAGTGACCAAGAAGATCGACCTCATTGGCATCAACAATGACTTTGAAGAACAAGCTGGCAGTCTAGTTAGAAGAGACAGTCAGTACATAGCACCTTCACTGCTTGATGAGCTGAAAGACAAACGACATGAAAGCGCATCTCAAAGAGAAGGCGAGTTTATGCACGTCGCAACTATACCGACCATCATCATTGAGAAATGGCAGAAGGAAGGCTTTGACATCATGGCTGGCAAGGTGCCGTTCAAAGACATCATTAAGAAGCTAAAAGAAGAAAACCTAGAAGGTTTCATGGCAACAGATAAGAGCATTTAGATGGCATACACAGGCTCAAAGAAGTTTAGCAAAAAGGTTGGCAACAAAACTGTTCGTTACGGTGCTAAAGGCTACACAGTTAAGGCAGGTACGAAAGCTGGCGACAGTTATTGCAATCGATCAGCCGGGCAGATGAAGAAACATCCAAAAGCTGCCAAAGATCCTAACTCGCCATTGCGTCTGTCTCGTAAGAAATGGAAATGCAGCGGCACAAAATCACGGAGAACGTAATGCCTAACGTAGCAGGAAAGAAATACCCTTACACCAAATCGGGCATTGCTGCCGCTAAAAAAGCAGCGATGAAAACAGCATCGAAACCTACGAAAAAGAAAACTAAGAAGGGATACGCATAATGTCTCTATACAGGAATATACATGCGAAACGTGCTCGGATAGCCGCTGGCAGCGGAGAGAAGATGCGTAAGACAGGAAGTCGTGGCGCACCAACAGCAGCGAACTTTCGGAAAGCTGCAAAGACAGCAAAGAAGCCTAGAAAGGCATAGCCAATGAACTACGGTGACATCAAAAGCCATTTCAATGATCTGCTGAACCGCAACGATATCACAGCGGCCCTAACTACAACTTTCATTGACCAAGGCATAGCTCGGATACAACGCAACCTGCGAACACCTTTGAACGAGAGCATCACCACCTACGCTGTGTCTGGACAAACTGGCTCATTTACTTTGCCAAATGATTTCTTAGAGATCATCAGCCTTTACTATGACGACAACGAGCTAACACGGATACCGATGTCTAAGCACCGTGCGGTAGCAACAAGTCCGATAGCTGGCAATCCAACCACGTTCACTCGGCAACAAAGTAACTTGCTCGTTCATCCACAGCCAACGTCAGGCAATCTAGTTCTGTATTATTATGCTGAGTTTCCAGCCATGACAGCAAATACAGATGAAAACAACTTAGCACAGGTCGGTTCTGACCTAATCATCTACTCCGCTTTGACCTTTGCAGCCGACTACTACTTGGATGAGCGTGGTGGCTTGTTTGAGCAAAAGTTCATGCAGTTTCTTACAGAAATGCAAGAGCAAGCAAATGATCAGGAAATGAATGGCGGCACCCAGCAAATACAGCCAGCCTACACTTACACAGATTATCAGTCTTCTTACAATACTAACTAGCGGAGTGTTACATGGCATCAACTAGCTTCTTTAAAAACACTGGCACTTCTGCGACTCTCCAGACCACATTTGCTGAATCTGTAGAAGCAGCCCAAGCAGCCCAAACAGCAGCAGAAGCCGCCCAGACAGCAGCAGAAGCCGCCCAGACAGCCGCTGAAAACGCCAGAGATACAGCAAACAGCCACGCCAGTAATGCCCAGCAATCAGCCGCATCTACATCAACAGCAGAGACCAACAGTGCGGCCAGCGCGGCAGCAGCCGCAACCAGCGAGGCTAATTCTTCTACAAGCGAGACCAACGCTGCTACCAGCGAAGCCAATGCCTCGACTAGCGCGTCTGCCGCATCCACAAGCGCGACAAATGCCGCAACAAGCGAGACGAACGCTGCCGCCAGTGCCGCTTCGGCTGCATCTAATTCTTCAAGCACCTCATCAGATTCCACTGCAACAGCCGCAGATCGTGTAGCCACGGCTAATGATCGTGTGCAGACCGGACTGGATGCCGCAGCCACTGCCGCTGACTCTGTGTCTACCGCCGCTGATGCGGCTACAGCCTCCACAGCCGCCTCTAATGCCGCAACCAGCGCGACCAATGCCGCCTCAAGCAACACACTAGCGCAGCAGTGGGCGTCACAAACGACAGGCATCGTTGATAGCACTGAGTACGCTGCAAAAGCGTGGGCTATCGGTGGGACTGGTGTAACAACTACTGCTGGCGCAGGGCCAGCTAAAGACTGGGCTACAAAAGCTACTACAGTTGATGGAACAGAACACTCAGCTAAGTCTTACGCGGCTGGCACGTTGTCTGCCCTCAATGGTAGCGCGAAGCAGTGGGCATTGGGTGGCGGCGGCAGCTTTGATAGAGACACAGCCGTAACAGGCTCTGGTGTAACCGCTGAATACTCAGCAAAGTATTGGGCGAACCAAGCAGCTAACTCAGCTAAAGACTTCGTCGATGTCTACTACGGGTCATTCACTAACGACACCACTGCTGAGAACTACCAGCTCAACGACAATGGTGGCTCAGTCAATGTTGGCGACTTGTACTT